TGAACCATAAAGTATTAGAAGCAGATAGACGTTATATTAATGTTGATGGTGATGCTAGAAACTTAGAACAAGATCATTTATCTTTTACAGGAATGGTTGGATCAAAACCTATCTTTGCTGCAGGAATGAAAATTATTTGGGGTCAAGTTGCTGAAGGTTGGGTTATTGCAACAGAAGATGTTTGGAATTATCCTTTATCAGTTGCTAAAGCAATTAGAAAAGATTTTGCTAGAGTTGCTAAAGAAAATAATATTACTAGAGTTCAATCTGCAATCAGAAAAGATTTTTCTGAAGGTCAAAGATTTGCAGAGTGGTTAGGTTTAGAAAAAGAAGGTCTGATGAGAAAGTGGGGATTTGATGGCTCAGACCAATATATGTATGCGAGGTTATTCTAATGGGAGCAGCAAATATTTTTACTTTAGGTATGGGAGTAATGCAGTACAAACAACAAGGTACTCTTGGTAAATTTAATCAAGCAGCTAATGAAAGAACAGGTCAAGTATTAGATAATCAAGCAATACAATTAGAACAAAAAGCAGAATTTGATGTAGCTCAATTTGGTAAAACTTATGAAAAAGTTGAAGGAGAAACAAAAGTAGCTCTTGCTAAATCTGGAGTTCAAACTGGAACAGGTAGTGCGTATAATATTGCTTTATCAAATGCTCTTGAAAAAAGATTACAAGAAAATTTAATATATTATAATTCAAAAATAGCAGCAAATAACAAAAGAGAAGAAGCAAACTTTGCAAGAATTAAAGGTCAAATAGCAAGACAAGAATCTAGACTTGCACAACTAAGAACTGTTGCTAGTACAGGAACAAGTTTAATAACAATGAATAAAGGTTCATCATCTGGAGTTAAAGCATAATGCCAAAAATACCTACGTTTCAAGCACAAGGATCAATAGAACAATTAGCAGGAACTACAACTACTCCGCAAATTGGATTAAATCAAACAGTTGCTGGTGCTTTAGCTCCTGTTACTAAAATGGTTGTTGATCAAAAAATAATAGAAACAAATGCACAAAACCAAGCAGAAGCATTAAAATTAGAAAATGATTACATAACTGATCTTATAAAAATAGAAGATACTATAAATACTGATAAATTAATGTCAGTTAATAAAGATGCTGCAAATAAATATTATAAAGATCAATCAAATCTTTTAATTAATAAATATAAATCTTTAGCAACTAATAGTAATGTTGCAATTAAATTTTCTAATTACGCTTTATCAGAAACTCAAAAAGGAATATTTAGAACTGATAATCAAATATCAAAAAATATTTATAAAGATTTATTAAATGGTTATGATAAACAAAAACAACTTTTACTTATAACTGCTGCTACAGATAAAAGTGGTATTGCTGCAGAAACTTTAAAAACAGATTTAGAAAAATTAACAATAGATACTTTTCAATCACAAGTATCAGCTCCAGAATTAAAAATTATGTTAGACAATATACCTGTAGAATTACAAACATATAATGGTTTAAAAGATGTCCAGCAAACTCCTAGAAAAACATTTTATTTATTAAAGTATGATAAAAATTATTTACCAGATATATCTTTAGAACAAAGAATAAAGTTAGAAGAAAAAGCTGCAAGTTTAATAAGACCACAAATAACTACAGAATGGAAAAATTATATTGATACTGTAGCTGCTGGTAAAGAACCTCCAAGATTTGATATGGAACTTGCAAAAGAAATAATGCCAGAACCTATTGTTAGACAAATGATTGCAGAAGATACTTTTACTAAAGATCGTGTAACAAGTAATGCTGTTATTCTTAATGCTCCAATAGATACTACACAAAAAGTTGCTCAATCATTTATAGATGAAGGTTATGAAATGTATACTGAAGCACAAGCAAGTCAAAACAAAGAATATATTAAAGGTATAGTTGCTAACAAACAAAAAGCAATTAAAAATGATCCTGTTAATTTTTTAAGTTCGATAGATAATGATATTAAATCTTTATATAATGATTTTCAAAATCAAGAAGGTACAGTTATTGCTTCAGAAACTAAAAAAGAATTAATTGATTTATTAATTAAAAAACAAAGAGAAATGAATTTTGATGAAACAGATATTAGAGTAGCAACTAATTTTGAAATTCAAGGAATGATAGATTCACTTACAGATCCAGAAATAACAGCATTACAAAAAATTCAATTTATAAATCAAGTACAATCAATGTATGGAACAGAAAATATTGGTAAAATTTTTAATCAATTAGAAAATCAAAAATTACCAAAAGAATATATAGTTGCTTTTAGTACAAATAGCTTTGAATTACAAAAAGATATTTTATCTGCAAGTTCTCAAGATTTAAAATCATTAGAAGATTTAGTAAGAAAAAGATTGCCAACTGAAGAAAAATTTAATGAAATTGAAAATGGAGTTGCAAAAGGAATGGAAGATTTTGAAAATGTTCTTTATTCTCAAACAGAAGGTTCCGAAGATATGACTAAATATGTAAAAAGTATTCAAGATACTATTTACAAATCTGCTTTATTTAGAATACAAAATAAAAGAATGTCTCCAGATGATGCTGTTAGTTTGTCTGTAAATGAGTTTATTAAAGATTATTATATTCCCTCTTCACAAACTTATTTTATTCCAGCAGATGTTAATGGCGTTACAACAAATAGAATGCTTATTGAAGATAAAGCAGAAGCAATTCTTTTAGAAGTAGAAAAAGGTGATTACTTAGATCGTTTTCATGGAAAAGATGGCTATATGCATTATGCTAAATTTGCAGGAGTAGAAAATTTAAGTGAAGAAAAAGTAAAAGATAGAATAAAATCTACTATTAAAAATCATTCTAAATGGTTATTAAATGCTGACTCTACTGGTATTATTTTGTATGCAGATTATGCAAATGGAACATATCCTGTAATAAATGCTAACAATCAAAAAATAGAATTTTTCTTTGTAGATACTGATAATAATAAAGGTATTTTAAGTACAGAATTAAAATTTCCAGCAACAAAAGATAATATAGAATTGATAGATTATGCTGATCCTTATGGAGCTTATGAATATGAAGAAATTACTGTAGATGAAAATCAAAATATAGACCCTAATACTGTAGTAGGAGAAACAGTAGACACTATTGGTGGTGATAAGCCACTTAAAGATCCTTTTACACTTGATAATCCATCTAAAGATAATAATAAAAAATGATAAATTTTGGAGTAGGTACATTTGAAAAATCACCAGAAGAAATAGGTTCTTTATATAATCAAACTAGAACTGGTTTTTGGGATACTGCTGGTGCTACATTTTATAATGCTTGGAATTATAATCCCACATCCTCTTTAACTAGAGCTGTAGAACAAACACAAGCATATCAATCAAGTAGCACCTATTTAGATAAAGATGAATTAAATAAACAATATGGACATTTAGGTTTATTTTTTAAAAAAGATACTAGAGAAGGTGTAGTTGATTTTTTAGTTGAAAGAAAAAAATTAGAAATAGAAAGACAAAATATTATTTCTAGAGGACCAACAGATAAACTTTCTAAAAGTTTTTTCTTTTTAGAATCTCTTGGTACAAGTTTTTTAGATCCAATAAATATTGGTGCGTCTTTTGTTCCAGTTGTTGGTCAAGCAAGATTTATAAATATGGTAGCAAGATCTGGAAAAAATATTGCAAGAATGAAAAAAGGTTTTGTTGAAGGTTTAGTTGGTAATACTGCTGTTGAACCACTTGTTTATGGTGTATCAAAATCAGAACAAGCTAATTATGATATGTATGATTCTTTTGCAAATATAGCTCTTGGTGGTTTTTTAGGTTCTGCGGCTCATGTTGGATTTGGAAAACTTGGAGATTTTATTGCTGAAAAAAGAGGTAAACCAAATATATATCAAAAACTTGCAGCAATTTCTCCAGATAATCAACAAGCATTATTAAAATATTCTGTTGGTAAAGTTATAAAAGGAGAGCCTGTAGATACTGGCAATATTATAGTTGAAAAAACTAGAATTGGTGATGAACAATTAAATAAATTAGATAATCAAATTAAACAATATAAATCTTTATATAAAGATTCTTTAGACAAAAAAGATAGAAAATCAGCAAAAATTTATTTGCAAAATTTAAGAAATTTACAAAAAACAGAAAGAGATTTATTTGAAGCAAAGAAAAAATCTAATGATGAAGCTAAATTGAAAGAAGAAAATTTAATAAATTCTAATAATAAAAAAATATTAACAGAAGAAAAACAAATAGAAGCAGAAAAAACTACATCAGAAATAGAAATAGAAGCAGAAAATATAAATCAAACAACTACATTTAGACAAAAACAATTAGATATTAAAGATGAAGATATTTCTCCAATATCTGCAAACAAAACTGAAATAGAAAAAATAGATAATAATATAAAAAATAAAACTAAAATAAGAGAAGCTATAGAAGCTGGAACTTACTGTACTAAAAGGAATAGTTAATGGCAGATATTAAAAAATTATCTAAATGTTTTCAAGAAGTTAAAAGATTAACAGGTGATCTTATATCTGATGATCAAATTAATGAAATTTTAAATGAAGCTAAAATAAAAATTAATGAAGGAAAATTTGATCAAGCTCAAATTAAAACAGATAAAATTTTAGCACAAGAAGTTATAAATAAATTTGAATATGATCAAGCTGTTAAAAAAAGAAATTTAGCTGATAATAATAGAAAAGCTATTGAAACATATCAAAAAATAGTTGACGCAATAGATTTGTCTGAAGGAAGAATAAATGCTGTGGAAGGTGTTTCTGCAATATTAGTTGGTATGCAAAAATTTTCTAAAATTACTAGAGATTCTATTGGAGCTAGACAACAAGCATTAGAAGAAATGGAAATTACTAGACTTGTTAAAGCAATTAATGACATAGGAGATGGTGCTTGGGATAATTTAAGTTCTGGTAAAATGGATTTAGAAATTGATATGGAAATGAGAGGTATTGATACAGGTTTAAAAGAAGCCGCTGCTATTGCTAAAGTTTTAAAAACAACTCAAGCTGATTTAAGAAAACAATTAAATGATTTAGGAGCTAACATAGGTGAGTTAGATGATTGGATAACAAGAATGACTCATAACACAGAAAAAATGGCTAGAGCAAGTGAAGGTTCTAGATTAATTTCTGATAACAGAATAGCGTGGAGAGAATTTATTAAAACAAGATTAGATTTAAAAAGAACTTTTGCTAATGTTAATGAACCTAAGGAAATAGATAAAATTTTAGATGATATTTTTGATAGCTTAATGTCTGGAGATCACACAAAGCATGATGGTGCTGGTAGTATCTATGGAACAAAAAATGTTGCTAACAAATTAAATGCATCAAGAGTTTTGCATTTTAAAAATGCACAAGCAAGACAAGAATATAGTGTTAAGTTTGGAGAACCTTCTTTAAAAGAAAATGTCTTAGGTGTTATAACTACTAGTTCAAGAAATATTGCTTTAATGCAAACACTTGGAACTAATCCTAAAGATACTTTAGAAAAAGTTTTATCTTTGTTAAGAAAAAAATATAAAAACACAGATCCTAAAATAATTGGAAAATTAAATTTTAAAACATTCGAAAATGAATTTGCTGAAATAGATGGAAGTATTAATGGTATTGCTAATGAACTTTTAGCAAAAACAGGAATGATTATAAGATCAACAGGAGCAATGGCTAGATTAGGTATGGTTCAAATTACATCTATTGGAGATATACCTCAATATATGGGAACTACAAATTTTCAAGGAAGAGGATTATTAAGTGGTTTATTTGAAGCATTAACAGGATTATTTAATGCAAACGATAGAGCTGCAATGGAAGTCTTGCAAGTGGTTAGCAATTCTTATTCAGCTACAGCTTATAGAGGTAATGTTTATAGTGCTGGTAATGATAGTTGGGGTAGAACAGGTGAATTACAAAATACATTTTTTAAGTGGACAGGTTTAAATGGTTGGGTTTCAAGATTAAAAAGTTCAATGATTCTTGGTTTGTCTAGACATTATGGAATGTTAGCTGATACAAAATTATCAGATTTAACTTTAAGAGAAAAAAACTTTTTAACATTATATGGAATAGATGAAGGAAAATGGAATATGCTTCGTTCAATTAAAACTTTAGATGTTGAAAATAAAAGGTATATGACAGCAGAGGGTGTAGACGAAATATCTGACGATATTATTAATAAATATGTTGGTAGAAAATTAAGTCAAAGAGAAATAAGAAATTTTAAAAAAGATTTAGAATTAACTTGGAGAAATGTTTTGGTAGATCAAGGTATGCATGGATCACCAGAACCAGATGCTAAAGTTAGAGCTATAATGAATCAAGGTTTAGAAAAAGGAACTCCAATGGGTGAAACTATTAGATTTATTATGCAATTTAAAGGTTTTCCTATCTCTATGTGGAAAAAAATTATTGGTAGAGAATTTAATTCTTACGGAGCAGATGAGGGTAAACTTCCTATGATTAAAGGATTAACAAGTCTTTTAATAATGGGTACTATTTTTGGATATATAGCAATGTCTATAAAAGATATGATTAGAGGTAGATCACCAAGAGATCCTAAAAAAAGTGGAACTATTTTACAAGCATTTGCACAGGGTGGAGGTGCTGGTATTTATGGTGATTTTATTGTAAGTGAACTACAAAATGAGTATGGAAATGGAATGTTTGAAACAGCTCTTGGACCAACAGCAGGTGATATTAAAAAGTTTATGGATATGATCCAATCTATGAATGAACCTAAAAAAGCTGGTAAAAAATTTTATCAATTAGCTGAAGGTCATACACCTTTTTTAAATTTATATTATACTAAAGCTGCTTACGATTATTTAATTGGTTATCAAATTAAAGAATTTTTAGATCCAGGATATTTTAAAAGAATGAAAAGAAAACATGAAGAACAAAGAGGTCAAAAATATTATATGAAACCAGGTTCTATAATACCCAATTTTAACCAATAAATACTAGATATAATGATAAAAAAAGAATATAACCAAGAATATTTATTTACAAAACCACTAACAAGTAATAAAGGTTTTTAAGTTATGACAGTATCTTCAACTACAGTAAAGAATTCCTACTCTGGTAATGGGAGTACAACCCAATTTGCATATGGTTTTAAAATATTTGCGGACTCAGATTTAATTGTAATTATTAGATCATCAACAGGAACTGAAACTGTTAAAAC